TATCAATTTGAAAAAGACGAAATCATTGAAGGCTTCAACGAAGCGATTCAACATCAACGTCAACAACTCTACAAAATGTATAAAGGCAAAGCAAAATGAATACAAGAATCGTACAAGCAACTATCAACGACGTGAGCGAATATCGCGTCTACTACAATCAATCAATCATTGCACGTTTTGAGAAGAACGTATACGCTCAACAATTTGCAAATAGATTGAATGGCATTGGCTATGTTCTCGTGAACGAAGACAAAGACATTTTGTGTGTCTTTGATAGCGAACCTACTATCGAAGAGATACAACATCAACTTGAAGAGAGTTACTCAATGGAGTTGCAAGTCAACGAACTTGCGCCCATCTCATTGTACAATCACTACGAAGTACGCGGTGACAACTTCACTGAGATTGTTGAAATTGTAAAAACTAGAATCATATGACACAATATCAATTTGCTATATGGCTAGGCTTCATCGTAATCTCTTTCGTACTAGGCTTCTATTGTGGTAAATATGACGAGCAAGAGTGAACAATTCGAGAGAATGTATATCAAAAATCAATAACAAAAAAAATATGAAAAAAGAATCACAACTCAAAAAAGTGAAGACACATTTGATGAATGGTAAGTCTATCACACCAATCGACGCTTTGAACTTGTATGGCTCGTTTCGACTCGCCGCATTGATTCACGTACTACGTCACAAAGAAGGGCTAGACATCGTGTGCGATGAGACAGAAGGCTTTGGTAGATATTCAATCAAAGAATAATTTGCTATTAAGTTACAAAGTACTATTTTTGTAAGGTATTAAAGTTGTGTGCGAGACAACTATCAACAGACCTTTGCCCTCGGCAAGTATCGAACTCGCACTTCGGTACTCGCTTGAGGGCTTTTTTAATACAAAACAAATGAGCAAAGACCCGGCAGTGTTATTTTACACGAGCGATTTTTTAACAGGTACAACGTTGATGTCAAACGAGCAAGTAGGTAAATACATACGACTACTTTGTATACAACATCAAAAAGGAGTACTAAGCGAGAAAGATATGTTGAAGATATGTGATTCATATGATGAAGACATCTATGAGAAATTCGATAAATCAGACGAAGGCTACTACAATAAGCGTATGAGAGACGAGTTCGAGAAGAGAAAGAAGTATAGTGAATCAAGAGCAAACAATCGTAAGAAGAAAGAAGATATGAATAACATATGTAAATCATATGAAGAACATATGGAAAATGAAAATGAAAATGAAGATGTAAATAATACAAAGAGTAAACGCTTTGTCAAACCAACTCTAGACGAGTTGAGTCAATATATGGATTCAATAGGAATGAATGACGTATCAAACAAGTTCTTTGATTTCTACGAGTCGAAAGGTTGGATGATAGGCAAAAACAAGATGAAAGATTGGAAGTCAGCAGTTCGCACTTGGAAACAAAACAATTTGAAAGTATCAACAAATCAACATAAACTTGCAACACTATGAATCTAGAACAAATGATACTATCAAACTTGCTGTTCTACAATGACGCAAGACACTTCTTACCACAAATCAACAAGAATTGGTTCACAGAAGACTTCTCACGTCGTATCGTCGATGCGATGACACACTTGTACTACGACAATCAACCTGTTGACTTGGTGACCCTATCAAAGCATTTCACGAAAAAAGAAGTTATTGAGATTATCAAGATACAACAAGAAGCAAGTGGTTTGACAAACATCAAAACACATCTTCAAACTCTAGAATATAACTACATCAAACGAACGCTCGTCGATAGATTGTCACATTTGAATTTATCAAAAGAACTTGATGAGATGGTAAAAGACTTGCAGTCGATTCTTGATGAGACTACTTTCTCGACACACAAAGAGCCTGACTCAATAGTCAAAGTCACAAACAAAGTTGTTGACCAAATCGTAGAGAATAGTCTCAAAGGGGGTGCGCTCACAGGCAAACAAACAGGATGGCGCTATCTAGACAAGTACATCGGTGGTTACAACGAAGGAGACTTGATTGTTGTAGCAGGTCGTCCCGGAATGGGTAAGACTGCAATCGCTCTCACGCTCACAAAAGACTTTGCAAAGTACAATCACAAAGCACTCTTCTTGTCGCTTGAGATGTCAAACGAGCAACTTGCAAAGCGATACTTGTCATTGATAGGCAACATAGAGAATTGGAAGATACGCAATGGTCGTCTAGAACAAATCGAGATAGACAAAGTCATCAACACAGCAAACAATCAAACTATCGAGTTTTACATAGACGATGACGTTGATACTTCTATCGCACAAATCAAAGCAAAGGCGAAGTTGCACAAGTCTCGCAAAGGTCTTGACTTACTTGTCATCGACTACATACAATTAATTAAAGGCACAAAAGCAAATCGTGAGCAAGAGATAGCAGAAATCTCACGAGGTTTGAAACTACTAGCAAAGGAATTAAAAATCACGGTCATCGTACTTGCGCAGTTGTCACGTAAGAGCGAAGAGAGACAAGACAAACGACCTATGTTGTCAGACTTGAGAGAGTCAGGTGCGATAGAACAAGACGCAGATATTGTGATGTTTCCTTTTAGACCTGCTTACTACGACACAGAAAAACCCGACGTAGAAGAAGCCGAACTAATTATCGCAAAGAATCGCAACGGTGAATGTTGCACAATCCCTACTACATTTGAAGGCAAACTAACAGAATACAAAGAACGCATATGAAACAAATCAACCTTTTTGGTGCTGAGTTTGCACCTAATCAAGACGAACAGAAGTACACGAGTAAAATTGAAGCACCTGTGTACGAACCTAAAAACAGAAAACCTCACATTTTAGAACTTTGTGACAAGTCAAAAACTCAGCGACTTATCAGAGAGATTGAATCTTCATCACTAGACGCAGATGAGAAAGCGTTCTTGATTGATGCAACGATGAGACATCTTGTTTTCAACTATGAGAAAATTGCTGACTACTACGCGCACTCTAGTAAAGAGATGCAACACTTGATGGAACGCTCTGCTCTTGTCATAATAGACTTTGAGAAAGCAATTCAATACGGCTATGTCAAACTTTGTGACGACATCAAAACTCAATATCTAGAAGAATATGGACAATAATTTTGCAGTATTCATCTTGACTCACGGTAGACCTGACAATGTCAAGACGTTACAGACGCTCAAAAAGTGTGGCTACACAGGCGCTATCTATTTAATAGTTGACAACGAAGACAAAACACTTGATACATACTTACGCAAGTACGGTGAGAATATGGTGAAAGTATTCGACAAGAAAGCAATGGCTGACAGCATCGATGAGGGCAACAACTTTGACAATCGCAAAGTCATAATTCACGCGAGAAACGCTTGTTTCTACATCGCAAAAGAATTGTCACTACAATACTTCATACAACTCGACGACGATTACACTTCGTTTCGCTATCGCTTTATTGATGGCAAGTATATGACAAGCGGTTACGCAAAAAATCTCGATAGATATTTTGAGATGTATCTTGACTTTTTCAAGTCAACTAATTGTACAAGCATCGCGTTTGCACAAGGTGGCGACTTCATTGGTGGCGAGGGTTGTGGAATGATAAGCAATTACAAACACAATGCGAGAAAGTGTATGAATAGTTTTATCTGTTCAGTCGATAGACACTTTCAATTCTTTGGCTCAATCAATGAAGATGTCAACACGTATACAACGCTAGGCAGTCGCGGTCATTTGTTTCTGACTTTGCCATTTATTGGCTTAGAACAAGCCGCTACACAGAGTCAAAAAGGTGGTATGACAGACGCTTATCTAGGCTCAGGCACGTACGTCAAATCGTTTCACAGCGTTCTGTATCATCCATCTTCAATACAAGTGTCTATGATGGGCTTCACTACGAACAGACTGCACCACAGAGTAAAATGGATTTACACAACACCTATGATTTTAGACGCGAAATACAAAAAAATATGAATCAATATCAAGAAATACACAATTCAAAGCAAGAGAATCGTCGTCTTCGACTTTTGATAATTGAACAGAAGAATCAATACGAGAAATTGATAAACGATTTGAGACGAGAAATCTTACGACCTAAGATTGACATCACACAAACAAGCGCAAAATGGGCAGACGTTATGAGAGCAGTTTGTCAAATCTACAACATCACACCTGACGACATCTACTCAAAGAACAGAACGCAACACATACTCTACGCTCGACATACTTTTAACTACATTTGTAGACGTACATTGAGAATGTCACTTGAGTCGATAGGTAGAATCATTAATCGTGACCATTCTACTATCATTCACAGCGTACGACAAACACAAGACTTGATTGAATATGACAGACAATTCTCCAAAACCTATCAACAGACTCACGAACTATTGGATTCTTATCGCGACGAAGAGTCTTCAATCGTCGATACACATATTGAAAGAAGAGAGCGATGTGTTGCGCACGAAGAAGCGATATGAGAAAGACGGCTATTTTGTAACGATTGAGAAAAAATAATTTGTAATTACAAATAATCTTTCTATTTTTGCATTGTTGAAGAAGTCGCAAATCATCGAAAATCTAACAACTCAAAAGTGGGTCTTCGATACTTGTCTTCGCATCTCAAAGAACAAAGAACTAGCAAGAGAACTCTATCAATACTTTTTTCTACTACTACTCGAAAAAGATGACGCATATGTTGAGAAACTACACAACGACGGATACTTACAATGGTGGGCTATCAAAGTACTACACACAGCAATCAATGGCAATCGTCACCCATTTCAACAGAATCGCATCTACGACAGCGTTGACGTGTATGAGTGTAATCTATCAAGTGACGACAAAGACCATCTAGTACAAGAAGAAGACTATGAGCAAGAGAGAAACAAGATACGAGCGTACGACTTCATCATTGAGAGTTCTCATTGGTACGAGCGTGAACTCTTCAAGATGTGGCTCGATGGCAATTCAGCGCGTTCACTACATCGCAAGACAGGAATCAGCGTACGTGAGATACTTCGCGTCGTAAAACTTATGAAACAACTAGTACAAGAACAATATGAAAAAACAAACCCCAATGAAATTCGTCGATAGATTTATGACAAATCTCGCGAAACTACACGAAGAAGCAGGTGACACTTTTAGAGCGCAAGAAGTCAAAAGACTTCACAAGCAATTTGAAGGACTCATCGAACAAGAAGAAGAACTCTTGAAGAAAGCGTTTGTCGACGGCTACGAGACAGAACTCAACGCTCACTCTACAAAGTCACAAATACTAGCACAACTTTACATCAAAGAAAATTACTTATGACACATTTAGAAATCTTGGGTATCGCTTCATTTAGCATCATACTCGTAAACTTTGGCAAACCTGCTGACATTATCAAGACCGTTTTGTATGGTCCGAACCCTTTTAATTGGCGACGATTAAAGCCTTTTGACTGCGCATTTTGTATGTCGTTTTGGATTGGCTTAGGTTATTTTACTTATCACTACGGATTGACAGGCGTTCTTTATGCGTCAATTTCGACTATCATTGTAGCACTACTAGAGACAAAAATATGAACTTTGAAGACATCGAGTTTGTTGTATCACTTGAACCAAAATACAACACGTACAAAAAGACACAAGTCTTGTCATTGAATCCCGAAGAAGCGCATCGTTTGAGAAGCGTCTATCACTCTTTGTATGGTCGTTCGATGCCATCTTGCTCTACTTGCTTTGTTGAGAGTTATTTCTCACTCTTAATTTTTTGCAACCAAAAACTAAACTCAATCAAAGAGCAAGCAGAATGGCGAGAGAAGCAACAAGCAATCGAGAGAGCGTCTATCGCAGATGATGAGCAACCAAAACGCAGAAGAAAGAAGCAATGAGAAGTGCGATGCAACAAATGTACGACGAGTTGATGGCTCACGAGTACACGATACCAATGACTTTAATTGTAAAGTGCAAAGAGTTGATTCGTATCGAGAAGTTGCAACTTGAACACGCTCAATGCGAAGGTGCAATAAGTGGCGCACTCGATTTGAGAATCACACCAGAACAATACTACAAGAAACAATATGGAGAACAATAAACAACAAACGGCAGTGGAGCAACTATTTGTAAAAATGCTCGATATTCAAGAATCATGCAATCAATTAACTTTTGATGAATATTCAGAATTACTAAACAAGTATCATGAAATCGAA